ACGATGCGATCATAAAACACATTGATAACTTCTCCTCAGAGTTTGATTGTGACATATTCACCAATTCGGTGACGGCTGAGTTTTTGGACGATTTCATCATCTATCTGGAAGACCAAGGACTTCGACATAATACCATTGTCGGATACGTTCTGAAAATTCAATCACTTGTGCGTAGAGCATCTCAGTACAACTATGCAGTAGATAATACCTACGACGAGATTGATTTGAGGACTGAACCAACAAACGCCGTGTTCCTTTCGATGAATGAGATCACAAGAATATACTACTACAAGTTTGTCAGGCAGGATAAGCGGAAAGCAAAAGAACGGATCAGAGATATGTTTGTATTAGGCTGTCTCACTGCCTTGCGATATTCGGACTATTCAAGACTTACAAGTCAGAACCTTATTGATAACTACATTGTCATCCGGACAAAAAAGACTAACATCGACGTAAAGGTTCCAGCTCATGATTATGTGCGGGAAATTTTCTCAAAGTATGCCGGTCAGGTTCCATGCGGTCTTTGCATTCAGTACTTCAATAAGTATCTGAAGGTGATAATGAAAGAAATCGGATTAAACGATCCGATTACTTATTCATTCACTAAAGGCGGAAAGCTGACAACGGTTACCCATGAAAAGTGGGAATTGATAAGTAGTCATACAGCAAGAAGAAGTGCAGCGACAAATATGTATCTGACCGGCCGGATGAAGACGTTCGAGATAATGAAGCTCACCGGGCACCGGACTGAACAGAACTTCTTTCGATACATCCGGCTAACTGGTGATGATACAGCCCGGTCTATTTCGGGTGATATGTTTTTTAGAAAGTAATATTAAAAATGAATAAAGAAAAGTGCATTTTATGTGGAAAGGAAACAGTGTCGGTTATTAAGACCGATATCGGTTTTATGTGTTATAATTGTTATGCTGATCAGCGTAATCCTCCACGTTCTAAAGAAGTACATAATAATGAGGAAGCTCGCATACAAACAGAGTTCTTTAAACTTATTCCTTTATATTTCCCCAATATTCCAGACAGACTTATATTTGCCGTTCCGAACGGTGGTAGTCGTCATGTAAGGGAAGCCGCTAACCTTAAACGTCAAGGAGTGAAACCCGGAGTTTCTGATGTGATCGTACTAATTCCCAAAAAGGGTTTTGCTTCTCTCTGTATAGAGTTTAAAACGAGGGTAGGTAAACAGTCAGAAGAACAGAAAGAGTTTCAAAAACAAGCGGAATCATGCCGTAATAAGTATGTGGTAGTCCGAAGTGCATCACAGGCAATTGAAGAATTACGAAAATATCTTTCTTAATAGAATTGAAATTTGTAATACTGAAATTCCACAGATTGAAATCGCTTTTATGTGATAGGGGGGAGGGCATCTATTTTTTTATATATTTGTTCTAAAAATACAAGTATGACATTTGAAGAAGCTGTATCATTAGTTGATAGGATAAAAGAGCAAGTTATCGGTGTACCTGTTAAAGGCCGCTTGATTGAATCTTTGTTCATAGGGCCTACAAACTGGAATGAAATGCATGTTTTTATGAATATCTGTCTTCAAAAAGGGGAAGATGAAGCTATTAGCGAATTTATCGGGAAAAGCTTCTCTGTATATGGTAAATCTGTTACCTACATTAATCCGGATCTTCCCAAGTGGGATGTAACGGTACTGGACGATTGGGAGAAGACAATATATAATTAAGAGGTAGCTTATTCGGCTACCTCTGTTTCTATCGGAACCAAAGGAGAACAGTTTTCTCGGTTTACAACTATATCACGCATATTAGACTTATTATTAAAATTACGGGATATGTTTTTAATTTTATCAGCATAATCGTTAGTCTTTTTATCAATCTGATAATAAAACACCTTGATAGATAGACAATTATCATGTTCAAACAAAGTGTTTAACAATGTTCGATCAGAATTTCCACATGAATGTCCCATTATAAATATTTGATATGGACCTGATGCTATGAAGTTTAACAGTTTTTTATAGTTCCTTGTCTGATGATATTGTATAGACTTGATATTTTCTAAAAAGTCATTATTCTGCAACTTTTCTATTTTTTTATAATCATCATCCAATTCATCACCATATCCAAAAATAATAGGGTTATTTTCACTGTTCAATTCTCCATGTATATTGATTATTTCATTGAAATTTTCATCAGTATATAGCTTTTCTGCAGTCTTTGTATAATTAAAGTTGAGAATTAATGTACATGGTATGCAAAATCTCTCCTTAAAAGTTTTCTGTTTACAATGTTTTTCAATAAAATATATTTTAGCTTCCTCAATTGACAAGCATGAATACTGAGAATCTTTTTCTCGATCAGCATCCCAAGTTATATCATCCATAAAAGATATATCTGAAAAAATAGAATTAACAAATTCAGTTTTTTTGTATGTAGCTATATCGTCAAATTCTACACAACATGAAAAAGCATTCTCTATAGATTGATGTTTTGCGATTTCTGTGTTTTCGGTGATTTTAGTTAGGTAACTTTCCAACAGATTTTTTACATCATCAAATTCTTTATTTAATTTACGAACGCTTTTGGCTTGTTTTTGGGGATCTTCCTCTAAAAGTAGTTTTTTCAATGCATTGTAATATTCATTTTCTATATCTACCCAATTTTCAGGAGAACATTGATTAGATATACGCTCAAAAAAATGATTCTTAAACTTTAGATGAACTGTTACATTTGCACTAGGATCATTATTATGATCATCAATTAGTGTATGCAATTTCCCTAAAGGATTATCTTTTTTATCTTTATAAAAAGAACAAACTTTATTAACTCTGGTTTGATCATATTCTTTTTCAATTTTTATAAACTGATCTTCATAATCATTAAGAGGGTGTTTGGCTCCTCCATATTGTTGGTCTAATAACCGCCAGTATTTATCATAAACTCCTTCCTCAACAGTAGCCCAATAATCATTTATAAAATCTTTATATCCAGTCTTTAAATTGTGAGCTAAGTCAAATCCATTACCAATAATTATAATTCTATTCATATTATAAAGACATTCAAATTATTTAGTTTAAATAAAAACATTTTCCATGCAAGCATCCCAATAATGTCACAAAAATAAGTTTTTAAATTTATGATTTCGGGAGATGTCGCATCAAATTTCAAATAAAAAAGCCTCGACCATTCAGCCAAGGCAAATCCCGTCGTCACGGGTGGAAATTGATGATTCCCAGGACAAAGGTACTACTTATTTCTACCGATGTATATAAAATGAGAAATTATTTCTATTCTATCGAACTTTTTAGATCCTCATTAGTAATAGTAGATAAAGGGCAAAAGAAAACCCCGACTACGCTTAGTCGAGGCTAATTTTTGGAATTAATAACGTATTATCTTCTCTCGATCTCGAAAACTAGCAATTTTTCCGTAGAGAGATGTACAACAGACATCCACGTCTGTACACAAATGTACTAATTATAAATGAGATAAGCAAAAGAAAATACCCCTACTTTCACAAGCAGAGGCATCCAAAGTTTTTTATTATGAATCTTAGTGTTATTTTTAGTAGTTATTTCTTTCGACGGAGTAGCGCAATTATAATGATCAAACCAATAATTATGCCTATAGCTATTTCTCCGACTTGTACCTTAACAGATTGCCACCAGGAAAGTTCACGTTCAACTGGGAATGGGACCTGGATACTATCTATCCGGATTACATACATTGTATCAACTAGGTTCTTATACTTATATAAATATCTGTCCTTATAAATAAGTACTGTGTCACCTTTACGATCAACGTAGATGCTGTCTCTCTGATAGATGCTGTCATGCAGTACCTTACTAATATAGATACTGTCATGCTTTACTGTTTCAATCGGAATATGTCGGATACTCCGACAGGATGAAAACCATATTGCTGACGTCAGCAATATGATAATGTATATTTGCCGTTTCATGGTCGGATCACTGTATTACGTAAGAAGTTGGTAAACTCAAAACGTACATCAAAACAGGGACACGCTTTGATATATTCTGCTGGCTCTACTTCGCCGCTGTTATCCAGATCCGGCGAAGTATCACGATGCCCGAGCACTTCAACAATAGGATATTCTTTACAGAGCTTCGCTACCAATTCACGCAGTGCTGCCCTTTGAGCAGGAGTACGTGTGTCAGTAGGCTTTCCGGACGCGTCCAAGCCTCCGATATAACAGATGCCAATGGAATGCCTGTTATATGATGATTCTGAAAAGCCTTTAGTATTACAATGCGCACCGTCAATGGAAAGCGGGCGCCCATTCTCTACCATTCCATCAAGGTCTATGACGAAGTTATAACCGATCTGACTAAAGCCTCTTTGCTTGTGCATCCGATCAATGTCTTTAGCTCTCAAATCCTGTCCGGCACGTGTGGCCGAACAATGGATGATAATAGCATCAATTTTCTTCATTTCTTCTCCTCCTTATTCTTTGTTATTGAGCCAATCTTTACCAAATTGACACGGAAAATGATAGCTATCAAAATGGCTGTTCCTAACCAATGCCAAGAATCTTGAAAAATAAACTCCAAAACTTCAATCATTTTGCACCTCCTTTTTGTAAGTAGTTCGTTAGATAAGGGATATTCTTTATAAACTCGACACTTAATACATAGTGCAAGAAAGCTACCACCTTGTAACCATTGCTAGAGTTAGGGAGAATTTCTTTGATATTCCTCAGAATATTTACCCCGTAGAAATAGAAAACGCTATACGTAATAAATGAGACACATTGAAGTGCACCTTCCGGATTTCCTTTGTGTTCACCAATAAAATAGATACAACTAACTAAGGCAAAGAAAATAGTTGCTTCTACGATGCATCTCCAAGCCTTTTTAAAAGAAAAGCTTTCATGATTGATTAGTAGGGCAGTAAGAAGCCCACAAATGAAGTTGAGGGCAAATACAGCAATAAGGCTTTTGATCTCCCCTGAGATAGGATTAAGATAAGCAGCTATACCGGTAATCAATCCAATAAGTAAGTTTTTGAAATAATCCATAATCATTTATCTAAAATATTAATACTTCATTTCAATACCTCGCTACAATCATCAATAGCAGTATGGAATACCTGTTTCACTTCCTCTGGAGTCAGCCCGTGATCCTCATGTAGAGAAAAGCCAGTCACCCCGTTTTTCGATATATTAAAGAATCCGACAACTGTTTCATCATTAGAAATTTCAGCTGTGACATCTTTTATCGCCTCAGTGCCGCGAGTTGACATCCTGTACTTGATCTTCACGGTTTCCGTAACCTTTGTTACGCCCGTACTGTTTGTTGCAGTAACATTCATTCTTTGCTTCCTCCTTCAATTAATTCGTTAATTTGCCCGAAAGCACCAGCGGTAAATACATCTGCACAAATCTCTTTTAAGAGAGTAGCATCTTCCGTTGTAATATCAAGTATTCCTCGATTATTGATAATCTGCTGAAGCATATTGTAAGCACGTAGTTTTTTAGACATATCCATGCCTAATTGAGGATTCATGCCTGCAGCATAAAGCGCTTCTGAAACCATATCACGGAGAAACTGCTTTTGTTCCTTACCGTTGATTACTTTAATAGCTTCATCACCTTTAAAATCTAGTAGAAGCCTGTTTAAATTGATTCTCATAATTATTATATATTAATCTATTGATACTAATAATCCTTTTCTAAATTTCATGTTATTACCAAAATCAAAATCTATTCCTCGGTAATAGTTAATTCCACCATTTGCATCTCTAGATGTGATGCAGCCGTAATTATCTGCTAAGCATAATTCACTTGATAATGTTCCTTTCACGTAAACACCTCCATCAAAGAAGCCGGCATACGTTGTACTTGCTAGTGGATAGCTTCTGTCTGATGCATTTAGATTTCTGGAGGCATAAATACAAGCTCCACCAAAATTAGAACCAATGGCAGCGACCCCAAAACGTCCATCCGTTTCTGCATTGAAAGTAACGTTGACAACACCTTCCTTTGAAGTTCCAGAGCCTAGCTTCAAGCTACGAGATGTTCCACCGAAGTATCCTGAACGTGTCCATACAAGACGACCGCCTTCGATAGTAAAACCGCCAATAAACCCGGAATCAGCATCTATTCTACGGACTTTTATCAAGTCAGTATTTAGGTAACCGCCTACCACAATGGTAGTGCCTAATTTAGCATATTCAACTGCATCCTCAAATGCCAACTTACCTAATCCGTCTCTATCAATCTTGGAGTTAATTACTCCCTGCAGATCACTATGAAGCGCAGTAATAGTAACAGCACCTTCCAGATTGATCTTAGATGAATGGATTGTTGTTGCTCCGGCCGCCTGGTTGATATAAGATATAAGCGTATTACCATTTTCCAGCTCCTTAGAAGCGTATATCTTGTTACCGTCTGACGTGGTAATCCATCCGGCTGTATCGATACGTTGTGTAATGCTATCTACACGTGTTACTTGTGCGGATATTCTATCGCTCAGTATGTCTAATTCCGCCTTGTTGTCGTCGGCGAACTGTTTAAGCGCATCCTGTATTGATTGATTAGCTGCTTCGACGGCTGTATTGAAACTGGCTAAAGTTGAGTTAAAGAGAGCGAATTTATCATCAACGTTTTTTTTCTCCGCAGTAGTGGTCTGCCCGTCAGCAATAGCAACGTTGATTGCTGCGAGGAGATTGTCGATAGCCCCAAAGAGAGAGATTTTAGCATTGAGTAGGTTAGTCTTAGCAACACCAACCAAGTATGTATTTACATACAGCTTATTATATGTAGCTTCTACAGAGGCTTTCGTGTTCTTGACTGTATTGATATATTTCTCAATAGCTTTAGCTTCTGCTTCTGATATAATACCGTCGGCAAACGCACCGTCTACATATTCATGTAAATCACTAACATCACCGTTTACTTTTTCAGCGGCTTTTGCGGCATCCGCCGCATCCTGTAACGCTTCCAGTGCTTTTTTCATAGCATCATCGGCGAAAGACTTTAACTTGTCCTGTATGGACTTATTAGCTTCTTCGACAGCAGTATTAAAGTCAGCATAAGCACTGTTGAAGCTTGCAAACTGTGTATCAACAGCCTGTTTTTCGTCTGAAGTAGTAAGCTTGTCTGCAATGGCGGTATTTATTGCATTTATCAATCTTTCTATGGACCCCATCAGCGTAACCTTTGCATTAAGCAGGTTTGTTTTTGCGACTCCGGTTAAGTATGTATTTGCATATAGTTTGTTGTATGTCGCTTCTACAGCTGCTTTCGCATTATTTACAGTGTTGATGTACTTTTCGATAGCACTAGCTTCCGCCTCGGATATTACACCGTCAGCGAATGCACCATCTACATAATTATTTAGATTGGATACTGCATTGTTTGCTTCACTGGCACTCTTGGCTGCTGCATTGGCTGCTTCCATAGCAGCAGCGGCCTCTCTTAATGCTTCTTCTGAATAACCTTTCAAGGCATCGTGTATCGCTTTATTGGCTGTTTCTACGGCGGCGGTGAAGTCGGCATACGCAGAATTAAACAAGACATACTTATCATCAACGTCTTTCTTTTCTGCAACAGTTGTCTGTCCATCCGCAATAGCATCATTGATAGACTTGATAAGATTCTCAATGCTTCCCATCAACGTAACTTTAGCATTAAGTAATCCCGATTTGGCCGTTCCTGAGAGATAAGGGTTCACATACAGTTTGTTGTATGTTGCTTCTACAGCTGCTTTCGCATTATTTACTGTGTTGATGTACTTTTCGATAGCCTTAGCTTCTGCCTCAGTAATAATACCGTCAGCAAATGCACCGTCGATATAATCATGCAGACCTCCAACAGCATCGTTTGCATCAGCTGCAGACTTCTGAATAGAATCGATCAGATCGCTTACTTCAAGCCATTCTTCCAAATTTTCTAATCCGGAGGAGCCTGCCTTAATTTGAATATTTCCAACTATTTTACTTTTAACCAGGTCGAAGTATGTCTTTCCATCCGGAGAGATGATCCGTTCTGTCGTTACGCGGCCCGGCAGAATTTCAGTGAATCCATACAACTCAACGAAGCTGCGCTCACCTTCATACTCACTGTTTAGGATGCCGGTTAGTAGGTGATAATATCCTGCTATCTGTTCCATTTTGATAGCTGTTTCACTGAGAAGGAATGTGCCGGTCTGATTCTCCTTGCTGCATACAGCATACAGATAATATTTCTTCTCTGGGGCAATAAGCACCGGAGAATTATATTCAGCCATATCCCAAAATTTGTATTCGCTAGCTTTGTGTTCAGACGACACCGTTTTTATCCCTAGCGTCATGTGTTGGATAATGCCGGCAGGCGAATGTAGAACCTTTGTATTGATATTGTAAGTAATGTTATGAGATACTTGTACCGGGACCGCTTTTGATCTGACAAAGCGGAACTGCAAACTTTCATCACCTACAAGTAACTGCATCGTTTGTATCGTGATGGGGTTGATTGATCCGGAGAAGTTCAATAAAGCATCTTCAAGCATAGACATAGTTTCCTTTGCATCACGAAAACGGCGCTTGGTAAATCGCAAAGAATCTTTATATTTGATATCTACGTCAACTTCATTTGTCTCGATTTTATCTAGTTCGCTGGTTACGGATGTACCAACTGGATCATTTGATAATTCTATTTCCGGAGAATAGGGATTGTTCACATAACGCTTGATTCCTATCATACGAATAAGCGAACCTTCCGGATGAAATTGGCTATCGGAGAAGTTTACATAACCGCCTAATACAATTTTACCGCCTATCTTTAGCCAGCGTTTCTTTGCCCAGATACCGTCCAAGGTCCCGGTAAAAGTGAATTGCTTATCTTCATGCTCAAAGAGATATTTAGCAGCTTCCTTGAATACTTCCCAGCTCGCACCTGTCTGCTCTTCATCATTACAGATATATGAGTTCGGTAACTGAATGCCAAATACTGCGTAAGTATCGCCTGTCTTAGGATGCCAAACATCATGTTCCGGCATAGTGATACCGTCGATCTCCTGTGGAACTATTTCAAAACGTCTACCTGCTTTCTCTATTTCTCCATCCTCTTTAAGAATGGGCTCATGGATATACTTGACTTCAAACTCTTTGCCTGTCAGTATACCTGTTTGGAAGATGACGGTCATGGTCTCTCCGGCTATCAGACATTTCTTAAAATCAAGATCGTTAGGTATATCGCTATCTACAAAATCATAGAAGTTAGTCTCCTTATTGACCTCGATAACAGAGCTAACAGTACCAATACGAGAAGGATAGATTGCAGTGCAGTCTAGACTATCCTCTTTACCTGTAACTAAGGTCTTGTCAGCACGCATGACACTGGTTCCGTCTGCATCAGTTATATACGTTCTACCTTCATAATGAAGGGTCTTAGATTTGGGTAGTAACAGATATTTAGCTCCGTATGTCGAGTAGTTGATATTTCGATCAGAAGTTTCTACTAGGACAATTTCGGGCGGTATATCTCCGGATTCCCGACCAACACCAACCTTGAAACCATGGCCTTTACCATAAGACAGCTTCAAAGGATTATTCTTGTTATATTCAACTTTACGAAGATGAACCGTCTTTCCAGTAATCTGCCATTCCGTTTCATACGTATCTGCAAGTTGATTAAGGGCATCAAGAATATATGTGTGATTATAGTTGATAACTTTATCTGTTCCTTCGATGCAATCACCGACTTTCCAGCCCATATCACGACGATTTAGGTTCTCGACGAGTAATCGTAGGTGTTCATGTGCTTTAGCTGTATATGCGAATTTGATGCTGTTATCTGCAATGTGACGAACTTTCCACATCATAGCATCCGCTTTAGCTGTTTCAAGGATAAGTGTATATTCAAAGTTGCGCTCACCTTTCTTCTTGAAATTACTATCTTTTTTGAGAGAATAACGCTTTCCGTAAAAGTCGCACCAAGTTCCGACCGGTATTTCTAAGTATCCCGGATAGGAAAAATACAAATTAAGTGTATCTTCCGCCATGATCGCTTCGTAAGAGTAACTTTCGTCCTTTACGTCGAGCTTTATTTCCTTATTACCACTATATAAAATTATCATATCATCTGATTAGAATTATACTCTAAAATATAATCAGGTATGTGTTTTTAATGCTATTCAAATAATAGTTTTTCCGGATAACCTACTGTGTAATCATACTCTTCAATCTGCGACACGATATACATCTTTTTTATAGCTGCAAGATGCAACTGCGTTATATTGTAGCAATCAAGGGCATATAATTCTAGTGAATTCAGCATTGCTAATGCGTTAAGAATAGGAATAGTATATTTCACACCATCGCTCCACAACACTGTTTCGGTCCTTCCCATGTCTTGTTCTATTAAAATAGAGTTCTTCAAACCAACCCGAGTATCCTTATCAAGCCACATTTCTTTTCCATTTAAAGTAAACGAATTGACCGCCTTTGACTTGTCATACAGCAAGATACGACTTACCTTCATTTCTTTTATTTCATCAATAGAATACTCATGCTCTACCAAAATGGGAACACCATTATCACCCTCGTAAATTTCTTTTCCTTCAGACTGACCTTCTAACAAATCATTGTAATAGTCGTCCTCAATTTCTACCGAACCCTCAATTGGTTCATCGTAAAATCCTTGTTTCCAGTATTTCATAATACATTCATTTAGTTATTTGTTTATATAAAATTAGTTCTCTTGGAACTACGTATGCTTTGAAAGATTTCTCTAATATCGGAGTCAAATCACTTGGACAAAACGGTTATCGTAAATATGATGACGGCCTGCTTATTCAATGGGGGTACTCAAGTACTTCCGGGATAGGTAAAACCGTGTATCTTAATACGACCTTTTATGATAGTAATTACACTATTCTATTAACTGGAACCAGGAAAGTACATAGTAATTACATATATTCTTTTGATATCTTTAATAAATATGCATCTTATTTTGTAATGGATTCTGTTTATCAAAATGTTGATTCCGATGCTGGAGGGTTTAGTATAGCTTTTTATTGGTTCGCTATTGGTCGTTGGAAGTAATCTTATTTCCAACGGCCAATAGCAAACCAATAGTAAGGCCAGGGAGAATATCCGCCACCACCATTATCAGCTCCAAATCTAACACACATTCGAAAATATGATTGAGTTTTGGACACTAGCATTGGTGCTATGACAACTGCTTCAGAAGTATTATTATAAACTCCGATAGCAGATACATTGTAATTGCTATCATAAAATGAACTGTTTAAATAAGTTGTTTTAATTGAGGCACTTCCTGTAATATATCCCCACTGGATAAGCAAGCCGTCATCATATTTACGATAACCATTTTGTCCAAGTGATTTAGCTCCGATATTAGAGAAATCTTTTAAAGCATACGTAGTTCCAAGAGAACTTAGTACACTCTTTTCTGCATCCGTCATAAACTTCTTATTTGTCACTTCTGTTATGTCTGAAGCAGAGTGTGAATGTGATGCGGCAGCATAACTTCCCTTAGGCTGATAAGTTGAGTCATGATTATGATTCCCTTCAGCTTTACCATTCCATGTACTTTTTTCCGTATCAGTAACAAAGCGATGAGTAGCATCCGGAGTCACTTCAGTGGCAACATGGCTATGTGATGAAGGAGCATAACTGCCTTTAGGCTGATAAGCAGAGTCATGATTGTGGTTACCGGCTGCTTTACTATTCCAAGTAGATTTTTCCGAATCTGTTACGAATCTATGTGTTGAATCAGGGGTTACATCACTAGCACTGTGACCATGTGATGAGGGAGCATAGCTACCAGCAGGCTGATATACTCCGAAATGGTTGTGATTCCCTGCAGCCTTACTGTTCCATGTGCTTTTTTCAGAGTCAGTAACAAATCTATGTGTTGAATCAGGTGTAATATCAGAAGCATCATGAGTATGTGATGCGTCAGCATAATCACCGAGGGGTTGATAATCTGCATCGTGGTTATGATTAGTAGGAGAAGCCCCGACTTCGCTTGCCGTATAGGTGGGTTTCTTTGCTGCCTTCGCCCAAGCGGGCACATCGCTTGCCGGCATTGAAGTTGGGAAATCGCTAATATCCGCTTTCTTATGTGAGTGAGCTAACGGAGTTCTTGCATTACTTAAGCGGGCATCATTACCTTCGCATACAGATCCGGCAGCCGTACCAAAATCTTTATTAAAAGCCGTTTTTTTAGTAAATGCAGGTTCATAAGTACCCGCATGATTGTGGTTTGATGGTGATGCCCCAACTTCGCTTGCAGTGTAACTCGGTTTATTGGTAGCCTTAGCCCAAGCGGGTACATCGCTAGCAGGCATTGAAGTAGGAAAATCACTGATCTCAGACTTCTTATGAGTATGTGCTTTCGGTGTACGAGCATCACTTAAACGAGCGTCATTACCTTCGCATACAGTCCCGGCAGCACTACCAAAGTTCTTATTAAAGGCTGTGTTCTTAGTGAATGCGGGTTCATAAGTTCCAGTATGGTTATGATTAGTAGGAGAGGCCCCGACTTCGCTTGCCGTATAGGTAGGTTTATTGGCAGCCTTTGCCCATGCGGGCACGTCACTTGCCGGCATTGAAGTTGGGAAATCGCTAATATCTGCTTTCTTATGTGAGTGAGCTAACGGAATTCTTGCATTACTTAAGCGGGCATCGTTACCTTCGCACACGGTTCCGGCAGCCGTACCGAAATTTTTATTGAAGGCAGTTAGTTTAGTAATAATCTTCTCATATACTGCATCGTGATTATGTGCATCCAGAGCAGCTTTCAAAGTCTTCCCTTGTTCGGCAGAAAGAACCTTTCCAGCTCCACCACTTGTCAGGTTATTGACAATATCGGAAACGTTGAGCTTCTTCCCTAACTCTGTTGCCATGGTAGCAGCAAAGTTCGGATCATTATTAAGTGCGTTCGCTAACTCAATCAATGTATCAAGAGCGTCCGGAGCTCCAGCGACTAACTTATCAATCGCTGTCTGCACTTTTGCATCAACTCCCGAAACTGCATTGTTAGCGGCCAATGCTGCTGCATTGGCATCATCCGTTGCTTTTTTCGCTAAACCTGTCTGTGTTACAGATGCATTTTTAGCTGCATTTGCATCGTCAGTGGCCTTCTTAGCAAGAGCAGTTTGTGCCTCTGATGCTGTTTTGGCAGCATTGGCACCTGCCGCTGCAGTAGTAGCAGCTTCTTTTGCAGCATTGACACTACCAGCAGCAGTATTAGCCGCATCCGTAGCTTTTTTAGCAAGGGCTGTCTGCTCAACAGACGCATTTTTAGCTGCATTTGCATCATCTGTTAATTGCTTGACAATAGCAATCTGTCCGGTGGCTTCATTTGTTGCTTGTGTCATTTCCTGCACAATACCGGCATACTCTGACTTACGTTTAGATTCCGCCTCTACACGTCCTGTTTCAGCATTTACGCGTTTTGTCTCATTTGATCCGCGAGTGCCTTCCGCTGTTTTACGGGCATCTTCATTCTGCGTTCTTTTGTCTTCTTCGGATGCCCGGGAAGTTTCAGCCGTGACACGGGAAGTTTCAGCAGCCTTTCTTTTGTTTTCCTCCGACACCCGGCCTGTTTCCGCAGACTTACGAGATGTTTCGGCAGATACGCGTTCGGATTCAACGGTGACTCTAGCGGTCTCGGCTGCCACACGAGAAGTTTCATTCGTTCCCCTTGTGACTTCGGCTTCCTTCCGCTTATCTTCTGCTGTAACACGACCTGATTCGGCAGTAGAACGAGTCGTTTCAGCTGTTTTGCGCTTATCTTCTTCCTTCACACGTTCCGATTCAGCAGAAGAACGTCCGCTTTCGGCTGTTTTACGAGCTTCTTCATTGCTTTTGCGTGTTTGTTCGTCAGAGACACGTTTATTTTCTGTGTCCACACGACTGGTTTCAGCCGTAACACGCTTTCCTTCTGCGGTTGCGCGAGCAGTTTCAGCCGTTTTACGGGCATCCTCATTCTGTATTCTTGTATTCTCAGCAGTAGAACGTCCAGATTCAGCCGTTTTACGAGCATCCTCATTTGTTTTGCGTGTTTGTTCTTCGGATGCCCGGGTAGTTTCAGCCGTTTTACGTGCATTCTCAGCCGTAACACGATCGGATTCAACTTTCACCCTAGCGGCTTCGGCGATCTTGCGTGCATCTTCATCGGATACCCTAGTTTCTTCTGCAGATGATCGTGCTATTTCTGCATTATTACGTCCTGTTTCAGCATTCACACGTTTTGTCTCGTTTGATCCGCGAGTGCCTTCCGCAGTTTTTCGTGTCTCTTCATTCTGCTTTCTTATATTTTCAGCAGAGGAACGAGCTGTTTCAGCTGAGACGCGTGCTTCTTCGACTGTTACCCGTTTTCCTTCCGCGGTAACTCTAGCAGACTCCGCAGACTTGCGAGCAGTTTCAGAGGATAGGCGTTCGGCTTCTGCCGTGCCCCTTGCAGTCTCAGCATTCTTTCTCGTTTGCTCATTAGATTCGCGTGTGCCTTCGGCTGTTACTCGCTTACCTTCTGCGGTTACACGATTACTTTCAGCAGAGGAACGTCCAGTTTCGGCGCTCTTACGTGCATTCTCATTAGTGATGCGCACTGATTCAGCAGCTTCACGGGCTTGTTCTTCTCTTGAACGTCCCGTTTCAGCTGTCTGCCTTGATTGCTCGGAAGCGTTACGACGAGACTCAGCAGTTTCACGAGTTGATTCATTCCCTTCAACGGTAGCCTCTAATTGCCGCATATCGGTAGTAGCGGTTTTGGCATCGCTCGTAGCTTTGAGCATATTATCTAAGGCTGTCTGAATCTTCTCTAGCCCGAATTTAAGGCTGGTCTTAACACCGCTAACAATTCGGTAACCGATGGTGTAGAAGCCTTTCATGTCGCTGGCTTCGTTCAACTCTGATATTCTTTTCTTTTTTAATGGCATGGCTTCTATACTTTTTCTATTTTCACTTTTCCGCGATTGACAAACACAGACAATTTATTATCAGTTATATGTTCACAAAGAGACATATCTGATAATGTACAAGTTGCTATACAATCACAAACTTCATAAAGGGAACATTCGTGACATTTGAATCCTTCTAGGTCCCATTGTACCGCCTCATGATATTCTCCTTTAATTACGATTCCATTCATTTCTTTTTCATCCATGGTCTCTTCAATTTAAGTCAATATAAAACTCTCCGTCCTCTGTTATAATAAACTCACCCGCTTCGGATGCAAGCAGGAAGTCTGTTTCTCCAATCCGGAAGCTAGTAAATACGAGCTTCAAGGTAAATTCCCACCATACACCGTTGTTCAGAGTAAAACTGTTTGTCTGACAGCTCTTATAATAGCAGGGATAGCTTTCACTCCACTCATCACAATAAAATATACGTTCCGCATCGGAATACTCATATCCTTCATCATCTGTCTTTAAATATAGCTTTGTCAAGTCATGAAGTAGAGCATCACGATTGCGCCAGAATGTTTCGATCGTCTTAGCTCGCATTGCGCATTTTATAGCTACATCTTTAGTTTGAAACTTTACGGCATTCCCGTCGTAGATGGCTCCGTCCTGGTACTTGAAATTTTGCAGCAGATTCTTCTTTACCGCAGGAGTTTTCAGTATCTCTGCTGTAGTGCCTTTCAATACTACTACACCATAGTCGGTTAGATCTTTACCGTCAAGCTCATAGCCCTTTGGAAATGGGAGGTCACTATCGTTAATAGGTTCTTGATACTCATCGTTGGCTTCACGGGGAAAGTCATTTGTAAGAGTGAACTTAGAAATTTCAAGACCCGCATTGATTACATAACTGTTTTGAGAAGACAAACGTAGAGTATATGTTCTGTCAATAAGTGGAAAACGAAATTCATGATAACTCAGGTCCGAGAGCTTATCAATTAGTCCGCCAATGCCCATACTGCCCATATACGCAAATTCAATGCTTATATCACTTGTATTTAGGGCAATATTAGAAAGATCAAATTCTTGTCCGTCTTCTTCCGGCCAGTCGTTTTTTTCCGGTTCTTTGATAGCAGGGAAGGCTACAAGATTATTGTAACTTCCCTTTGTAACGCATATCCCTAAACTGGTATATGCGTCTATTCCATCTATGTAAAATTGTCCTGTCATCGCTTCAATGTTATGCCTTTAGTGTTCAATGTGTCAATCCCCATTCTGATAGATTCTATAGCCTTTTCAATAGCTTCAAGGCGTGCCGTATGACTACTTATGTCTGACAGGTAAGTAATGACAAGATCGCTATGTTTCATCATTTCACCTATATTCTTGTCCATGCTGGATAGGTATACAAGCTTCTCAATGATCTTATCTGTACTTAATTGTATTTGCTTGACTCCTTCGTTTATTGAATATGTGTGAGAAGTCATAACAGCAAATGCACCATCCAGTTTATCTGCAGAGTCCTGCGACATGGAGGCAAAACCTTTCTTTGATGCTTCACGCTCATCGTCATCTTTGTTCCAGCCATACATTTCAGCTAACGCATCTCGTTTGGCTTTCATGTCATCAGAAATCTGCTGACCTTCCGCTTTTAAAGCATTATATTCTTCTTCCGTTACTCCATCATCCATGGCGTCATAAAACTTCTTCCTCCAAGCTGTTAATCGGTCCATATAGTCTTCTTTGAGCATGGAATTAAGAATAGCATTTCTCATGTATTCCTCGAAGTTATCTGCGAAATCAGCACTATCGGCATCCATATCTGTAAGCAGATCCTGAAAGTCTGAACGAAGTCCGTCTATATCAATGAGAGTAGCATCGGTGATCTTCTGCTCGACAACCTCTGCAACCTGGGTAACACCATCCACTATCTGATCCGCGAATTTTTGAGTGTCAGAGTCAAGTTGTGACCAGAAGATCCCAGCATTTTCTTGAAGTTTTGCAAGTTGTTCATCTGTCAAATCAAACAGACCGGCCATGCGTCCGCCCATTTTGTCTTTAAATTCATCGACGCTCATACCTAGCGTATCTGCCGCTTGCTTCCACCCCTCCATGGACATATCTTCCACTTCAGTATATCCCTTTGAATGTGACTTGCCGGATGCACCAGAGTTCAAGTATTGTTTACCTAAAATACGTGCATTCTCATTCTGTAGCCTTATCATTTCAAGGGCCTTGTCATAAGCAGTATTCGCATTATCTCCTGTAAGAGTTGCAGCCAATTCCAGTTGCTTTTCTATCACTCTATCAAGAATGTTGATATAAGATTCATAAGCTTCTTTGGCTTTCTCATACTTTTCCGTTGTGTCGTCTTTGCCGAACAGGTCGAAGATTTTCATTGCTATCTGCATAGCTGCACCGATGATGGCGAGAATGACAGATGCTTTTTCAACCGCTTTGATTGCAGTTGATGCCGTTGTTGATGCTGTTTCTACGCCATTCATCGCCGTCATGGCGAAGGTACCAATATTGCCAATGATACTAATGATTTCGCCAGCTTGTCCGCCAATAGCCGATCCTAGATCTTTTAATGAGTCGCCGAGTTCTCCGATAACACTTGCTACCTTTCTTTCAGCTGCTTGTACCTTTGCACTGGCTTTCGTCGTTTTGTCTTTTGCTTCATTGTAGTTATCCGTTTTCTCCTTCACCTTATCCAACGCTTGCGCCTCGGTTAGATATGCTTTAGTTGAATCGATCTTTCCGGTCTTGGGATTATACTTAGAAGACTTGACACCGTTCTCAATCATAGCACCGCCTTTCACTGCTTCCGCCTGGCTCCGGGCATTCTCTAACTCAATTTGCGCTTTAGCTAGTTCTTCCTCCGCTTCTGCCAGTTCCTTCTTCTTGTCAGATAATGATTGAAACGGATTACGTGAATCCAGTTCATCCATTATTGATTGAATAGTGCTGGTATATTCACGAAGTTGGTCCGGAGATAATACCTTAGCTGCTGTCCCTTTTGCATTCTCTAGTTGAGAAAGAAGAGAATTAAGAGTTTCAGAAGATGTTTCTTTCAAATTCTCAAAGGCACGAACGTATTCCGGAGATTCTTTCAGCTTATTATAGTCCATATTCATAAGTTCCATACCCTTATCTTTCGTAGCTTGGGTGATGGAACGATCAATCTGTTCTACCTGTTCTGTATTTCCGTCCTTTTCTGCCTGTTTGCGCTGTTCTTGAAGAGTAGCAATATCTTCGTTGAACTTTCGTTCAATCGCAAGACGTTGGTCTGTATAGTCCTGATACTGATTCAACAAATCAGATAAATCATCTCCACGATTGTACTTTGTATCAGCAGTCGCAGCGGCTTCCTTTGCAACGTTGTCGAACATGGCAAACAGTTTCTTCGTTGACTCAGAATTGATGAAAGCACTTGTATTAAAAGTCTTCTTCTTGTTTTCCGGATTAGCTTCAAAAGCAGAGCGAGCATCTTCAATCACTTTTAGTTTCTTGTCTTCTGCTTCACGCTCGATAGCCTGCAATTCTAGTTTGTGATTTAGTTTCCTTTGTCTGAGGACTTTTTCACTACTCTCTTTGAGCTTGTTTATTTCAAGTTGTTCGAGTTCATTTGCTGAATCGATCTTGATTCGTTCCTGTTCGCGTGTTTGCTTATCGAGCAGGAGCTTGTATTTTTCCTGCTCCTCACGTAACTTTTGCGCTTTATCGTCCTGTTTGGAAGATGAGTCATAGACTTTTAATTCTTTCTCAGCTTCTTTCAATTTCTTGGCATTTTCTTTATAGGACTTTACCACAGTGGAGTCTATACCCTTGAAGTTTCCGGCATCCATCAATTTCTTTTGTGCCGAAGCGATTGAATCTAGTGCTTTTGTAGCATCGTCTTTCTGTTTCGTCCAAAAAGCCTTATTTTGCGTAGTAGCTTTCTTATTATCATTGGATTTTCCTGGAAGTAAGGCTTTTAGTTCCTTTTCTTTTTTAGAGAGTTGATGTTGTTTCGCATCAAGTAGCCAGGCATTTGGAGACCAACCATTATTTTCTTCTTGTTCTTTCTCTACAAGTGATTGTAACTCTGTGATTTCCGATTTCAGTGTATCAATATTGTTCCGAAGGGAAATTATTTTCAACTCTTTGGGTTTGGATTTCTCTTTAGCTTCTTTTTGAATGTTTTCTATTTCTGAATAAACCTTCTTTGCTACTTCAAGCTCCATAAATGCTTCATTTTTCTCAGCTAAAGAACCTGCGCCAACCAAACCATTGTCGATATCTTTTCTATATTTAGCAGAAGCTGTATCATATTTCTTTTGGGCTATTATCACATTAGTCTTCGCCCCAATCCTTTCTCTTCTATTTATTTCATTATTAATTTGCTTATTCAAAGAAAGATGATCCATGAGTTTCAATGTCTCAATATCCATATTAGAGAAGACTGTAGGCATTAGAGCTTGAAGTTGTTTATATGCTTTAACTTTGTCGTATTGCGTCGAATTTTCATCTTGTATAACTGCAACAAGACTGCTAGTTTTACTTTTTAATTCATTCAATAGTCTATTTTGTTCTTCTATCGCCTTGTTATATTTTCTTTGTATTCTTTCTGCTGCCGTCTCAGCTGTAACCACATTATAAATAGCAACTCCAAGTGCAGCAAACGCTACCGCAGCTGCAATATATGGATTAGTCAACATTGTAGCAATATTATTCAGCTGAGCGATTGTTTGAGCCTTTAAAGCTTTGGTTAAAAGAATACGGGCCGATGTGTTCTTGGCAATCATAGTGGCTTCAATTGCATACATACCTTTGGTTAATACAAGATTGGCTGCTTCAATTGCACGTTGCTTATTGAGAATAGCTGTTATCGTTGTATATACCTGTTTGGCAGTACTTACGGCTAAAAGACTTCCCTTATATCCAACTAGAGCCGTTGTAACAGCCACAATCAGCGCACCTGTGTTTTTTAATGCTTCTTGAGCACTTCCATCTTTAAAAGCTTCATTCATAGATTGTGCTGCGGCAGATATTTCTTTTAAGATTTCCTGTCCTAATGGGCGAAGTGCCGCCGTTATGTTATTCCCCAGTAGCTTCATTTGATTCTCAGCAGAAGAAGCCATTTCTTTAAATGCTGCTTCTGCCGCGCCTGTGGCATTTTGCATTTCTTCCAGATGTCCGGCAGCCTCTTTGACATTTATACCGGTTAACCCGAGAACTGCATTAACAGCTTCAACTTCCGGCACTAGTTCACGCAATTTAGATTCTGAACCACCGGCCTGCCTGGCAACCTCTGCCAAAGCTTCTTGATAGGTTCTGTTATCAAATGCACCATCACCAAGTACCTTAGAAACTGCAATAATGGAAGCACGTATCTGTGTCATAGCTTGTGCCGTTGGAGTACCTTGTTTGGTAAGTGTAGCTACAGCAGCCAATACTTGATCTGTTTCGACACCATAGCTGGCAGCAATGGGGGCAACTTGCGCGATACTCTTACCTAATTCACCAAACGATGTCTTACCAAGCTTGACAGTTGTAAATAATTGGTCTGATATTTTTTCTGCTTCTGAAACATCAAGCTTATAGGCATTCAATAGGGTAGTGATACCGTCTGCTGCCGTAGCCGTATCGGTAACTCCACCGATAGCAGCTTTAGCCGATACTTCCAGAACCTTCATACCATCCGCACCATCATGGCCGGCAGATACAATCTGATACAATGCTTTAGCCGCATCATTCGCAAGTACTGGCACCTCTCGGGTCAGTTCTACGACTTGATTCATATAATCGGTTAGACTGCCCTTTATTCCGCTTGAAAGGGTAGCAACTTCTTTCATACTTTGCTGGAACTGCTTTTCAAAGTCGTATGCACCTTTGGCGGCCTGGGCAAATGCAATGCCCGCACTTATACCAATCCCACCGAATACATCAAAAGAAGTGATCTCACCGGCCATCGCCTTGATGATCCCCATTGCCTCCTGACGTCCTGAATATAACCCCGAGTTATCTATTCCTGTAGCGAAATACAACGCTCCGTCTTTATTTTGAATACCCATATCATTTATTCTTAAAATATAAAGAGAAGCTAAAATTTGGCTATTTCGAGAAGAATAAGCATCTTTGCAGTGTTCTAAGACCAAGGAACAATTTTTTGATTTACTCTAGGGGAGTTGACAAGCCTACTATATCACAATATAGGCTATCAATTCCCTTTGCTACATAATCCCTAGTGTAAATGAAAGATTATGTTCCTTGGTCGGAAAGAATAGGGAAAAGATAGCCTTTTCTTATAATATATAAACCAAACATTCATTAGCACCATGACCAAGGAAAATGAACGAAAAAACGGAGTGAATAGCGTTCTCCGGAAGAAAGAACTACAGGAAGCTTTTCAAAGAGGCCTAAGCCTCGGACTCAAAAAAGGAAGAATTGAAGGGATGATCACTTACCAATCCCGTATTATCCAAAATTTGGAAAGGGATAATGTCGAAATAACAAAGATGATGGATAGCGTAGATGCTGAGATAAAAAGGGGATATTAAAAAATCCCCTATATCTTCACAGATACAAGGGACCACAATACTCTAAACCAATTTAATAAAAAAAACAGTTAACCTAATATATAAACACAACAGCAAATTACCTTAACCCTTGACCTTACTGGCTATATCGTTATACTTCTTTATCCTGATCGTCTTACTAGGATCATCAAAAGAGGGTAGTTCTACCCATTCATAATCTCTACCTTCAACTTTACCGTCTTCATCAGTAATCTTATTACGCTCTCTCATTACAAATGAGTACTCCTGCAGTAATGTCTCTATCAATCCATAGCTACTATCCAACGTCTGATTAAACGTTAATCCTAGAGCTTCTTTTACAATCACTAGGAATCTGCTTTGGTTGCATCCTTCCAACTTTGCAAATTCTTCTGAGCGGCTATTATCTCCGTCTCTCGTAGCGGGCTCACGTTCCGAAGCATCGTGATAGAGGTGCAAAAAGGGTGATACCCTATGCGATATATAATTGCATTAAACAGGATCCGTATATCCTCCCATGTCGTATTGTCTGCGAGAGCGTTCTTGAACCATTCCGGAGGATCACTAGGCTTATTGTGAATCCCGAGGCAGACGATGTCAAAAAGCAATCCTCCATATTTATTCATCAGTTCCGGAAAGTCTGCATTGAGTTCTCCGTCCTTCACAATCATCTTATCAAGATCTTCTTTCTCGACTTCAAGAAGGAAAGGGCGTATCCGAAACCATGTCCGAACGGTGACAGGCTTTATAACTATGCAATTGCCGGGGTCCTTTCCTTTAGGAATAGAATCCCGGTTAGTAAATTCGAATGGAATTTTGACAGCCTGATCCGTAACGGATTCAGACTCTTGCTGAAATAAATTCTTTATACTCATAATTTCATCAAGGAGCCTAGCCCGTTGTACTTCCGGGCAATACTTCTGGTTATTTGCAACTAACCTTCAATACTTTCAGCTCCATCCTTCAATAGTTTGTTCCTGTAGGCGGAATCGAACCGCCGGTCTCTACATAATCAATGTAGCGCTCTAACCAACTGAGCTATACAGAACCGTTATTTATTTTTTCGCACCACTTGGAGCAGCTTCTCCGCCTTCGACATTCGCAGCATTCGCTGGGGCTTCTCCGCCTCCGGCAATAGTAACTACTTCGCGCATGAAAGCAGTCTGTCTCTTACCGTCTGCAGTAACAGCAGCTTGCATATATACACGAACAAGCAACAACTCTGCTTGCTCTGATCCGGGAGCCTGTGAAATCTTTGAGGCGATCTTGCCATTTACGATGGTATAAACGACCTTCTTACCGTCTTTAGGTAATGTTTCACACTGGAACGTTTTAGAGATAGAAGGAGTACTAAGAGGCTTTTTCCAGATATTTTTTCCTCCTGTTGTATCCACTTCACCGCCTGCTAGTTCTTTAAGAACCTCATTTGATGGAGTAGGGATGGAGAACTCGACATAATCTGTCGTATCTTTCACCAGTTCAACATAAAAAGGTTCTTCACTACCTTCTACTTCAATCTTCACTTCCTTTGGATCTGCAAAGTTAAATGCAACGCTTCCTTTGGTCGGAAGGGGATAATCTTTGAGATCTGCACCGGGAACGCCGTCACCGACTGTTCCAAATTTAATTCCACCTACGCCCATAGCGATAGGTCTAGCTTCTCCTGCCATAATTATTGATCTATTAAAATTTCTAATCTGATATTTGTACAAGCAAAGCCTTCTTTCAGGTCCGGCATTGGAACGCTCCAGAGGACTGTTACTTCTTTACATACACCGTCATTACTATTGATTAAATCAAGCGATTTCCTTACCTTACGCTTTAATTCTTTCATTCGTTGACGTTTTAACATACCATTTTCATCACTCCAAGGAACAAAGATGTTTATATTAACAGGCACTTTATTGATGAAGTCGAGCTCATTCAATTGCAGATGATTGATAACGATGTGTTCATTAGTAAAGCCGGCTTCCGACTTATCCTTGTAAATCATAACATCGGTGCCCGCAGCGGCCACAGCATCATAAACTATATCTACAGCGTCGAATTCATCCATAATTAAATCTTGCTAAAAATTGACTTCAATGTATCTCTTAGATACTTCTCACATTGCGTATTAGCTCCTGAAACAACCTCATACCCTTTAGCTTCCACGGCTGCCGCATACTCCATTCCTGCAACACCAACCAACACATAACCGCCAGTATATGATAGTGAGACTTCTTCTGCAAGCCTGCGACCTTTGTACTTACCGGTTGTCTTATCAGTCCCTTTGTCACCCTCCTTAAAGTTTTCTGTAACCACTTCTCCGTCTTTGGCTATTATATATCCAATAGAGCTTCGAAGATTGCCCGTTTGGTCTTTATATGAACCACTCCGGCGGGCTACTTCGATAAACTTTTCACCTCCTGCCTGCAGGAATACAAGCATCTTATCTTCTGCTTTACTTTGAAAGCGATCAAACCATTTTTCCAATTCATCATAAGTGAATAGGGGAGTCATACCGTTTCTCATACGTTGATAATTGAATGTGATTGATAAAGTTCCCAACAGATAACAGGTACATCAATACCCTTTGATTCGACTTTCAAACGCAAAAACTTACTACCGGCCGGTGGCTGCATTTTGGTATAGAAATAGCCATGTATTTGCGCTTCATCACCAGCCGAATTACGCTTGAGAACGATTCTTCCATCGCTTACTGGGTCATAACGTCCGGAGACAGATATTTCAACTGGTATTCCCGGAACCAATTCACCGTCAACAACCTGCCCTTTAGCAGACATAGTGACTATCGCTGTATGTGGGTATCGTTTTACCATCTGCTACCTGCCCTTCCTTTGATAATGATTCGCTTGCCAAGTTTAGCCGCCTTCTCCGGCTCCCCGTTTTCTATATACAACTGCTTTGCAGTCTGAATATAGAAAGAACGGGGATGAGTGATAGAAAGCTTGTTTTCACTGAAATCCGGTGAGTTTACCATCATGGCATACATATCAGCGACACAAAGACCGACCAGCTTCATGCTTTCAGTAGTACATTCTGCTTCGGGGTTGATACCCCGCTTAATGAAGACTACCTTATCCAAGAAGCCTTCCATATCCTCAATAGATGGATATTCTAGTATTGTTTCTCTGATTGTTGCCATAACTGTTTACTCTTCGTCTTCTGCTTCTAAGTTTTCTTTCTCAACTTCCTGACCCAAGAATTTAGCGGGGATATTGTCTGTTCCTTCTGTAGCTTCATCGGCTGCCCATGCTTTACCGTCAGCTTTCAGAATGTACATCGCTTCCGGATCATTAACTACCGGCCATGCGTTTGCTTCTCCTTTGGTCCATTCTTTAAATGGTTCTTCGGTTGACCATTTGGTAATCAGAACAAAATCTTTCTTTACCATCAATGCTTTCTTTCTCAGACTCTCAGAATCTTCTGCTGCAATTGGTCCGTGTTGGATATCACCTACACGCAAATCCTCTAAGAAACAGATACGTTTGCGAACCCACGGACAGATAGTAGTACGACTATGGTTCTTATCTTCGATACGTAGCGCCGGATTGATTGTGATAATCTGGCATGGGTTTTCTTGCTCTGCAAGATATTCATTAATCACTTTCTTTGTGATAACGACCTTGGACGTTTGATTGATCCAGCCTTTAATCTTATCAATAGTTGCTTTCTGCTTTTTCAGCAAAGAGAACTCAGTAGTAAGCATAATAATATAGCGAAGAGACACACCTTCCTTGGCTGCATCGGCCAGTACATTTTCAATATCTTGAAGACCATCAGCAGTAGAAGCGGTAGCCCAATCTACGGAAGATACTTTTTTGTTGGCAGCAGGCATACCCACGCCGACAAATTCCGTAGTTACGATGCCGTTGTTATTAGAGGATGTCAAGTTGGTTCCGCCACGTGACATGTATTGCATACTAGCCCATTCCATACGTCCACGGACACCATTATGCACAAAATCGGTATCTTTGAAACCAAGATTTAATAGTTCCAATTGATCAGAATCGCCCTGGGCATCGCGTTGTAACTGCTTGTATTCTTGATATTCACTTTCAGTCATCGAGCGCTTAATAGCGGTCTTAGGAATATCACCAGACATTTTGCCGATCACTTCACGCGTTTTCTCCGGTGCAGATGCATCGAAAGAAATAACGTCAGCAATAACCGGAGCGCCTTTTTCACCAACCAATGTTTCCCACTTCAATGAAGTAACTCTCTTCACACCAAAGAAATTCGGGTAATACATCGGCTTCACATGACGGGAGTTGAGACGTGCCGCCATGTTTTTCTTGTTAATTTGCTTGATTAAGCTTCTTTCCATAATGATTTATGAATTAATAGATTATACAAAACGAATGAGAGGCATAAGCTTCTTCAAATCAGCATCAAGAGGGAATGGCATATTTCGTTCTTCAATAGTACCTCTTACCATCAATCCGCAAGATTGATTAGCAACAGTCAGATCAACTTTAGCCATCGTAATCACCACCTCAGATATTTCTACTGTAGCCTCGGCAGAACCGGTATCAGCTTTTGCTTTTACAACGACCAATACCATATCTTTGGCCATCGCACCAATGGCAGCCGCCAGCGTAATAGAGTCATAAGCAGCATTACTCTTGTCGATAGCGGTAATTTTATCGGATGCTCCATCAAATTTTCCACCGACAGTCACGAAATCACCAATTGCGAACAGATGATTTTTAGCTACCTTGATGATTTTTCCTGCTGTTTCTACAGCCTCCAGCACTTTTGCTGTCTTGATGATATGCCAACCACCGTTTTCATCGCGTCCTGCGATGCAGTAAGGTGGCAACTCATCTAATGGCTGTCCGTCAAACAGGGCCTTTCTCAAATCAGCACGGGCAATAGTGCCACCGCCGACAACATCCTCCAACATCTTAATGATGGCGGGATGGTACTGAAATTCTTTTTCTTTTTTTAAATACATGATACAATAAAATTTAGTTATTACTCAATACCAAGACTAGCGACACCACTGGATTCACCAGCTCCTTCTTCTTTATTCATGATATCTAGCCACTCTTTTTCACTACGGTCTTTTACCTGTGATTGTGGGGTGTAGTTACCATTTTCGATTTCATCTGTCACAGCGGACTGGCGAATTTCAGCATACTCTTCTGCCAATTCCTTAATCTGATCTTCGACAGATATTTCGGAATTTACGTCGATACGTTTGAACCACTTTTCCGGCAGCTTTGCATTATCAAAGAGAACCTTAGCTGAAGTCTGCTTGGCGGAAGTGGAGATGTTACCGGTCAGGGTTGTTACGCTTGTGGCAAGGTCAGCAATCTGTTTCTGCTGGGCTTTAAGCATCTTAATCATTGCAGGAGATAAACCATCAAAGTCTTCTTCTTCATCGTCCTCTTCCTCATTCTCTTCTTTTTTCTTTCCCTTCTTGCCTTTTGGATTTGTTTCGATAGGCTTACCACCTTTCAGATTGTTCGCTTTCTCATACTCTGCAATAGCATCCTTTTTCGCCTTCTCGATAGCCGTAGTATCTTCAAGATCAGGAAGGATGTTGTCTTTGAATAAGGCAACGTAATTAGCAATATCTTCTTCTTTTTCGATTTTGAAAATTTTCTGAACCTTTGCAGCGTACTTTTCGTTTACACCTGCGGCTTTTAAGCCTTTTTTAATAGCATCAATGATTGTCATAACGATTTTCTATTAAAATATAAAGGGAGTAATTTTTTCCTTCCGATATATTTTATTCCAGAATCAATGAGTATATTTGCAATATGGATAAGAAGAAAGAATATAAGGAGAGAGCTAAGACCCTCGCTCTACAGAATGGATTCGATCAGGTTTCCTATTATGGAGAGTGGAAGGGCTACTTGGTATATACAGCATCCCGGAAAGAAGACAAGGAATGCTGCATTGGATATCCTCAATTTATTCTTGTGAAAGATGATGCTGCACATCTTGCACCATATACACAATCGCCGGATATAATGGGAATGGCTCCTATGCCCAAAGACTATGGTTCATTCTTATAACTTTCTCACTATTCTATCGATAATATCTGTGTTTACCAATAGATTGTCTACACGCAATACATTTACTCCATACTTAAGACTTATATCTTTGGATATAACTTTCCAATCGCCCAAACGACCGATTTGTGGATCATAAATACGGATTGAACCGTTTTCTAACCTATCAACAGTAATAATATGTCCACCTTTTCCGTCTTTCCACATAAAGTCAATGTGATACCTGCCGGCTTCTTTGGTTAACTCGTTCAATTCTTTATTCAATTGAGTGAGAGTCTTGCTTTTAATATCAAGTCCAGATACATATTGTCCACCTGCCTGTTTCTTCTCAGGTGTCTGCATCGTTTCCGGATCAATCCAGGCCCAGTTAGTTTTTCCAGAGAGTTCATAAGGAATGTTCCCTTCTTTTTTAAGGTTAGGTAGTGCTGTTACATCATATCCACGTCTTCTCAATTCATTAGCAACTACGCATGACTGACAGTTTACACTGAATTCTCTTCCTTCTCCATAACCGATGTTTCCTCTCAGTTCATTTGCTTCTTCGAAGGTCATATCTTCACCTCTCTTTATGCCGATTTTTTGCTCAATCTTACTCTGATTGAAGTTTCTTACAAACCGGTCGTCCCATCTTTTTTGAATATCATTTTTCTCAGCATCGGTCTTGATGCGCTTTGTTCTTGATACTTTTATGACTTCGGGTGTAGTAGGCTGGGGAGTTCTCTCTCTTTGCAAATCTCCTTCTTTGCTAAAGTTATCCTTATACCAAAAAGCGGATTGCACCCCATTTTTATTCTCGTCAACAAAATCCTTTGCTGTTTTGGGAATATCTGTTATAACCTGTTCTTGCGGAACTGTATCGTTTAGCAGGAAATCAGCAAAGCTGTCCGGTTCCATTGTGATCGGAGTAGCAAAACAGATACAGAAAGGATGAAAACCTGTAAACTTGAACGTTTTCGGATATTTACCTACCATTGCATCACATATCTTGCATGGTCCGCGATTATTTGCAGAGCGGTGTATCTCGATGCCTAGTATAAAATCCTGTTTGCTCCAACGTTCATAGTCAGCGGTACGATAAGACATATTGGTAGATGTAGCTGTAAGACGTAATGCGTTCATCTTTGAACTACGATATATACCTTGTCCTGGGTGATAGTTCTTCATAGGTTGGGACATAACAAGTTTCCCTTCTTTATCCTTTACCCGGCGAAATCGTTTGTCCGGCTCATTTAGGATTTGCCTAAGATCTTGACTTATCCGTGAAGAACTTCTACCAACAGATAGACCTGTCTGTAAATAATACTCGAGTTGTGTTTTTGTCTGATCCGCAAGATTCCACACCATTGGAGACAGATTATTGCCGCGTGCATCAAACCCTTTCCTAAGTTGAGAGAGTGCGTCTTTGTTTGTAGCAAACATTCCTTGCTTCCTTACAGAATCAATAGCCATGCCTTTAACGTATTCTGATATAAAATCCTCATTCTTCATTTCAGAGCGCTTCCATGCGTCTATGTTGAAGGCTGTAAGATTCGTGAGAAGAAGAGACTGCAACTTATCCAACTCCCGATCCACACATTTTTCGACAACTTGATTACGTAACCATACATTATTGCTACTACGATCTGCCCATTGTTGGAGAAATGGGGTAATAGACAGAATAAATCGATTAAAGATATTGGCTACCTCGCTTTGTTGGGCCAATACCTTTTGTATATGCTGCTTGTCGTAGAATGTTAGTCCTTTCATTGATATATCGGTCCTAACGGATTGTTATTAACTGAAGCTGCTTGTTCTTCCTGTTTCATTCTCTCAATTTCCTCTTTTACATTCTGAGTATAAGGAGAACGTGCGGTAAGTGTTTCCTGGCTGTTGATTGGTTTCCCACCTCCGGCTGTTGATAGATTCTGTAAGTCTTCTGCTAAATTCTTCGGGAGAATAGAGCCGAAAGATACCTCAAAATAATTATTCATTATAGCATTTGATTTTTTGATATGTGATATATTCGCCATGCCTGCTTGTACAATAGCCACACATCGTTGTACTACCGGTCCGAAGATTTCCATTTGTTCCGTAGCCTTAATTTTTGCATCAATGGTCATAAACTCACGGGAGACGCCTGATAGGTCACCTATGCCAATAAGATTGTCAAACGACAAATCAGGACATGATGCACCAGAGAATATTTCGTGGCGTTCATTACTAATCTCTTCCTTTTGTGAATCTATGGACTGTTGCCATGATAGGTATTCAGCATCACCGTGATACGCAGTGCCGGTATCAGGGTCAACTTCCATAGAAAAGTTTAATTCTTTCCCTACTGTATCTTTTGATGGGAGATTCGACAAACCGAAAGATTTTAGCATTGGGTCTCCGAAGTAGTCGTTAGTGTCTGACATTCTAGAGATCCGCATTTCATAATGGTCCATGAGTAAAGCGATATCTTCCCAGTCCGGTTGATCTACCTCTGCATATACTACAGGGATTTTGCCGAATAGGTTCTTATCTGACTTGATTTCCCACTGGCCACCCTTATTTATAGCTGTGATAACTTTGTCTGAGGTGTATATTTTGACACACTCGTAGGTAGAGTAGTCAATCTTGGTTGTGAACTTATGAATGAAAGCATCCATATCATCATCATCGTCAAAATGTGGATAGAACTCATAAGTAACGTTATCATCCTTTGGCAAAGAGAGTATCTTGGCTTTCAGTTCCGGGACTTTTTTCCCGTTTACAACTTTGTTTACAGGGTAAAATACGATAGCGGCTTTTGTTTCTGACAACACCTTACGGGCAAAGCTCATAAGTACTGACTTCATTTTGAGTTTGCGGACAAATATCTTTTTGAAATCCTCCAAGCTTGCATCATCTGTATTATCTGCTGTGATGGTCATATCTCCGCCAAATAAAAAAGCTGCTGCTGTGCGAACAATCTTCTTTGGGATATTGGTCACTATTTTGGCAACAGGAACAGTTTTATCCTCTAATCGTTTAGGCTCCATTTTACCCGTTTGGGTGTTCAGTTCTTCTTCTGTTTCAGAATAGACAGCTACTGTCTTAGGTTCACGGAAACCAACGGATGTAGTGCGACGGTTACGCTTACCATTATACTCTTCTAAATATTCCCGTGGCTCACGATTTTCTATGGTGTCCACGCAAAGATCACTTACAATCCTTCCGAAGTCGTCTTGAACTAAAATTTCACTAATTGATGGCATATGCTTTTCTCTTAAAATATATGCCCTAGAAATGTTTCCTAAGTGTATAATAGAAATTTTCCAAAAAAATCGTGCGGAACTTTAATGCTTGTATCTAAATCATTTTGTATTTTCGCAGAGCGAGGCAGAGCGATATCGAATTATGTTTTTTAATTCGGTATATTATGTCTCATAAGAAAAGAAAGAAAAAGAATAAGAACAAGAAAAAAGGTCAGCGCTCTATTTCTAGGAGAGTAGTTGATACTTTATTTGCATGTCTTTTTCTTAAATTCTTAGAAATAATATGGGATATCTTTGTTGATGCAATAAAAGAAACAGATATAGCTCAATATCTTTTTTTCTTATTTAAAAAAATATTTGAACTTCTGCATTTATAAATTGTTTACCCACGTCCCACCTTACGAGTCGATGTTTTTAATTTCAAACCAAGCGATTCGGCAAACTCTGCAAGGATGGTCATTCCGTCCGGTGCATCGTCATGTGCGTTATCTCCTTCACGCTTGTAGCTGGTAAGCGCTTTCATGAAACGGCCGTAGTCTGATCCTTTGGTAAATTCCGATTCATCAAGAAAGGCACAATGTTTCTTTATCCAGCCGGCTTTCATGATAATACGTGTTGGTTTATGTTGTGTAGTAGGACGAGCCTGTATAGTACAAGTCTTCTTTTCTTCTGTTACCAGTTTGCGAACATGAATAGCGAATATACGTCCACCATTATTTGATTCAATACGCATTTGGTCGCATTCGGTATCAATAACCATTTGAGCCAGACGCGGCTCTGTAACTTCTACAGGGTCTTTGGTAAATAGTACGTCCGTAATAAAGTACTTCGGTCCGAATACCTTTGCAAATGGTGCACAGAAATCATCATCGCCCTTATCAGCTGTATCGCAAGCGCCAAGTACACCATCAGGTTTCTTTCCTGCAATATCAGTACTCTTGAAGCGCATGAGAGAAGATTTAGGGAATAACAGACCTTTGGCTTCGAACGGCTCCTGCATATACTCAGCCATCCAGATACTTTCGTCTGTTTCAGAACGAAGTTCCCGGTAGTATTCCGTTGTATGTACATCGGCACAGAATGTTTCGTCGTTTTCGTCCAGCGCAGCAATACGGATGATTTCATTATACTTGCCGGCTTCTTCTAAACGTCCAAGGACATCACTAGAGGACCAGCGAGTACCAATATCAATGAGGCAACAACTTCCTTCTATACGTGAGTCGTGCGTACCCTGCTTCCAAGACCATACTTTTTCGTTATTGTTATCAGAGAGTGCATCTTCCAAACTCTTGTACAAGTCGTCTGTCATGGCGAGCATAGATGCACCGAAGCCGATCACAGTACCACCAACACCACCACCGAAATAAGACACCTGCCGAGCGCCTTCTACATTCCAGCCTTTGACATTCTGTTTATCTCCTTTCAGGTGAATCTCAGTAAATATCTCACGATAACGTTTTGATTTGACAATATCGCGGGTATCATAAGAGAGCTTGTTGTATAACGTGTCAGAACAACAGTTACGCATTACAGATTCTTCGGGAAAGTGTCCATACATCCAAGCGATGAAAAGAGAAGATATATATGACTTTCCGGCACGTGGTGGCATACTGACAGCAAGACGGTAGATTATACCCGCAGAATACGAACTGTACACACGCATGAACGCCTCGGCGACCTTTTTTAGGAACAGACGTTTAGAGAAAAACTTCGGATCATAATACAAACAGAATGCCCAAAAGTCTTTCTTTGCTATTCGTTTGCGGAGTATGGTAGCAGCTTTCGCCTTACGAATCAATATTTCTCTTTTACTTTTCTTCTTTACCATCAATAATAGCCTGTAACTGTTCGTCACTCAATCCTTCCAGTTCATCACCAAGATTCACATTTGCATCAACTTCTTTCTTGTCACGCCATTTCTCCGGCTGCCGGTTTTTCAGCCAGAATATAGCGGCTGTCGTGTCAGGAGGATAATGTTCAATGTATTCTTTTGAATCAGTTATTTTTCCCTCTGTCGCAGCAAACTTTGTTGCTTTACAATTATAGCCAATCGCACGGTTATAAAGACGGTATGCCACATTGGCATCTGCGATATTTTTCCCTTTTTTTAGGGACTCAAGAAATTCGGGATAATCTTTTTTCCATTTGTTTAATGTCTGCTCAGAAACAGAGAAAAAATCGGCAAGCTCTTTATCTGTTGCGCCCAACAGACAAAGCTTTAACGCTTGATTGGCATATTCTTTTTGATATGCTGATTTGCGTCCTCTTTTTTTCTTTTCAGATTCATCTTTCGCTTGTGTCATTAGTTACAGATATTTTCTTTGGATATGGTTTAGACATTGATTTAATCGTTTTCGTACATCTTTTATCAAGAGGAAATACATATTTTATCTTTGTTTCTCCTTTGATTACTTCAGCTTTTGGATCTACATGCTCACGTAACCAATCAATGGTTGAAGTGCCATATTTTGAGTTGATTGAACGCCTGTGTGTCAATTTACCATTCAACATGATTCCACGCTCTGATGCAAATTCTCCTAAGTAATACCAATTTGTCGCTTGATAGATTGTTCCGATGTGTCCTTGGTTACGATCCGCATAACTGACAACAAGCCTAACAGCAGGAGCATCTATCTTTAGTAGCTTCAGTGCCATGGCCAATGCTTGAGAGGTACATTCCTGCTTCCCGTTAAGAGCAACTCTGACAAGTTCCATCACCTGTCCCTGCACCATGCTGAAACTGGAGGCTATGAACTGATTTGCACCGTTCGAAAAAAGGATTACACCACACCATTCTCCTTCAGAATTGAAAACGGAGTACCCGAGTCTTGCCTGAGGAACAGCATGTGCATAATGAAAATGTAAACATGCATATTTTGAAGCTTGATATGATGCTTTTTCTAGTCTCATAATTCCCCACCTCCAAAGACATAACTTGCCCCATCAAATTTCTCTATCAATGGCTTCATTTCTTTTTCAAATAATTCGGCCTGCTTCATGTCAGTGAATGCAATCTTTATATATGGAGGATCTTTACGGCGAGGAGCAGTCAGATCTTCTGGTATTTTAGAATCAACATCTTCTGTCAATGAATCAATTTCATCACTAAGTAATCCCCAATCAGGCAGATTTACTTCAAAGTCTTCTACAAGTAATGAGAAATCAAATGATGATGTATCAGATGTACGATTGTCCGCAAAAGAGAGAAGCTTTCTTTTTTCATCATCAGTAGCTAAATCTACACGTTTAATTGCAATCAGCTCATTCCCGTCTGATTCGATAATGCGGACTTTTAATCCAAGAGCTTGCGCTTGCTCATATACACCATTACCGGATATGATTACATCATCCCGGTCGACCACAATTGATCGACCGGCACCACATTCAACCAAACTCTTGTTGATTAATCGTTTGTTTTCTTCCCCATGAATACGATAATTGTGAGGGTCATATTTAATATTTTCATTATCCATAGCAGGTTTTATTCTAAAATATAGATTCTCCTGCTATATTTTCTCTTATTACACTTCTCAGTCTTATTTTTAGATAATAATTTTTCTATTAAGATAATCAACTATATTATTAATCTGACCAAAGATTAATGATGAAGCTAGTGCTTCTGCATCCCAACCTGATATGTCAAAGTCTATAATTTGATCACCATCAAAACAATTATAAATAGAAGTATACCGTTGAAAATCTCCAATACCTCTTGCTATTTCTCTATAATACGCAACTTCTATCTTGTTTTTTTGAACTTCAAAAATAATTTTCTTATCAAACATAGGAGCTAAAGTCCAGTACTTACCTATTATCTTCACAAACTCATCAAAAGCAGGTTCTATATCAACATCAGTGAAGCTAAATCCAAATGCTTTCAATAAAGCTAACAACTTTGTAAAGTCTGAACTGGATGTTATATATTTTCCTGCAAATCTTTGATTTAATTTTATATTTTGGGTTCTTATTAAATAATTAGCTTTAACTGTACGTTCCTTTATTATACGTAAATTGCTTTCTACAGTTTTTCCATCATCCATTGATGAAATAATGATATCTGATAGTATGTCACTAATTTGGGGGTATTTTTCTAAATCCTTATCCAATAGAATATTAGTGATATACCATTTCAATTTGTCCTTTAAAGAATAGATATATTCTTTACTGTTTGAGAATTTGCTTATATAACCTGTAAAATCAGTATTATCTCCATAAACATGGGCATATATCTTCTTGATATTATTAATATCGCAGACAGTGACTATTTTATCTAAGCAGAATTTGTTATCACCGCATGTTTTATCAACCCCATATCTATCGAAATGAGCAGAGAAAACATTGAGTATTCTAAAAATATGAGCAGGATCTATTCTGTCAAGATCTTCTATAATCAAAACAACTTTTTTAGTAGGATTTAGCTTTCTATATTCGCATATTATATCGTGTATCAATTGAGAAATACTATCAAATTCATATATTGATCCTTTTAGTGAATCAAATTTGGTGATATATAATTCTGATGTCTTATCAACTGACTTAAATTGTTCTTTATATTTATCAAACTTGTCTTTTATGTTTTTTATTTTTTTGATAACACTACTTATACTTATATCCACTCCGTAAACGTTGATTTTGGGTATCAAGTCTATAACATCTAAAATTGCGTCTTCTGATTTATTCATAAAATAAGAATAAATTAACGATGCATTACTTAACTCTATTTCATTAATGTTGATATCTTTATTCGATAGTAGCCTAATCAATATATCTCTTTTTATTAGTTCAAAGATATCTTTATTGTCCATTACCTGATAATTTACAGGATATATTGGAATGAACAGATATTCATCTGAATATTCTTTTATAAAGCTACTAATGAAGTAGCTTTTCCCATCGCCGAATTTTGCTGATAATATACATCTTGAATTAGCATCAAGATATTGTTTAAAGTCCTTAAGATAAGGTTCTATTGGAATCATATTTTCTTCTGTAGCCATGTCTTTGTTATTTTTTTACCAAAAGTAATAATATTGCAAATTAGAACAATGAACTTCCATTAATTTTCTTTCTAATAAGTTCCTGCACTCCGTTATAAATTTCATATAGTTGTTTCAATGTCTCCGGACCTTCCCAGTCGGAAAAATTACCGTCTTGGAAGAAATGAAACTCAAAAACACGAGCTGCTACTGGACCTAAATCAAGGCTTTCAAATGTATCTCTTACTAAATGCAGTTTATTTAGTATTTCAGTATTTCTATCTTCTGATTCATCCGGGATATCTTCAATATCCAGTCTCGTGTAATCTACGTTATCATCCGCAGGCAGGGGCTTGTATCTACTCCTATACTGTGAAGTAGGAGAGGATGCATTCAGCTTTATCATCTTCAAAACAAAGAAATCAAGCTCTGTATAGCCATTTTTTCTTGTTTCAAGTAGTTTGTCCAGTAACCTGTTTTTCTTTTGAAGGAGCGAACAAATGACCTCATTCAAGACATCTGTTGCTTCATCAGGAATACCGGCAAGCCCACAATGATACAAGGAGTAATCAAGCCAGCGCTCGTAGCGCTTAGTTATGTAATTATTTACTGCTTCACTTGCCATAAGCACAAAGATTTTATATATTTGCTGTTCCTAATAAGCAATACAAGCTTTGTGCTTGTGAAAGTGGTCGGCGGTGGTACGCTGGCCGCTTTTATTTTGAAGTATTACTCATACTCAATCGTGGAATTATTGCTTCAGCAATATCCGTTGACATACTGACAATAGCTTTTGAAGTATTCGTTTCCTCCCACTCATAATTCCATAATCCTAACTTACCTTTCACGTCCACGATGGGTTTCTCAAAGAGAATAGGATTAGCGAGTACCCAGTGATAAACGCCTTTCTCTGCCCATACAGATGGATGATTTAGCACACAGTCTACTATCTCGACGCTGCCGATGATAGAAGAGCATTCCATAGCTTTCTTAGACATAATAACCATTATTTTATGTTCGTTATCCAAAGATGAATATTGTTCTTTTGTAAACACTTCGTTAGGATTGCTAAACTCGATTCCTTTTGCACTGGAATGAATATAAATCCTGCCACGGAAATTTGTTTTCCATGTGCGATTTTCGATATCTTTAATGCCACTGCATATAAGGTATGCCCATGGCTGTTTTACTGTCAATACTTTAACTTTCATATATATACTTATCTATGTACCAATACAGTACGTAATAACATACAGTATAAAAAACTATGGCTGCAATGGTGATAACAGCCAATGTCTCATATTTTTTCATTTTCTTTACTCTTAGCAATATTGTAGTTGCATAAATACATCCCGATATCTTTCTCTGCGACTTCTTTAGCGGGAATCTTATCACCGTAAATCGTTTGCAGGGCTTCATTGTCGCCTCTCCATGCTCTCCAAAGTACTTCCGGGGTGTATCTGTCCGGTAGATATGGAAAGAACTTTAAGAAGGCCTCGAAACTCTGCATAGCCTTTTCTCTAGCATTTTGAATGCCTTTCGTACCTAGAACGATATCCTTACTCAGCGTCTCAGATCGTGAATATCCATTCTCCGTGTCTTGACGTATCTTCGCGCTTTCCTTGCGTTCGATTTCACGACGCCTATCTTTGCAGAAATCGGCAAGCGCTACCATGATCGCTTGATTGTTTATCTTCGATCCCCAAACGAACTGCCCACGGCTGCCGTTTTTTAGCTGAGAGAAGAAGATACATAACTCGGCCAGGTTCAGATACCAGTAGCTGGACAATATCGACAGAGCTGTTTCCGCTAGCTGGGCATCGGTTAATTCAACACCGGCATAACTGAGTACTGACTTCAAATGCTTTGTGATAATCTCTACCGATGCTGAATTGCTAAAACTCCTGTTTACGTCTGCCAGAGTAGGGATATTCCCGGCATTGGCTACGTCACACAATGAGACATTACAGTTCAACTGTGCGATTGTTCCACTCCATTCAGCGACCAATTGAGAGGCCGTCGATCCAGCTTGTAAGGCTTGCTGCATCGGGGTTAACTCCTTTCGGATTACTGCTGTCTCCTGGACTATCTGCAACGGGCTTAGCACCGCCTGCATCCCTGCTTTTATTAGTTCTCCGTTCATCTTTTTTGTTTTTAAGTTCAATTTTCAACCAACTGGCAAAATGGGACATCGCATCTTTGGGGGATTTTGATGTTTCGCCTTTGTTCTGTTGCTCCATAAAAAACAGCTTCAAACACTCGTGAAAGTCCTCTAATGTGAAATCAGGGTTTCCGGAAGAACGAGTATTCATCGTTACTGTCTCCGCCCACGATTGATTCGACTTCAACTCAGTATAACAGTCGGCTAAAGACTTATCGAAAAAACTATCTTCCGGAAACAGCTCTCTCACGCGTACGTGTGAGGGAGTTATAGTCTTATTGTCTTTAGTCTTATTATAAGAGCTTAAGCTTTTACTTAAAGGTTTACTTAAGGTTTTACTTAAGACTTTACTTAAAGGTTTACTTAAATCATTTAAGTAATAAACTGGCGATTTTGCATTCTTTTTGCCCGATTCGAAAGATATTAAACCTTTTTGCTGCAATCTGTTCCTAACTTCAATGACGGTTGGTTCTGATATACCGGTTGCGAGGACGATAGTCTTGTTGGGATGTTCAAACGGATTCTGCCAACCCCGAATATTGCACTCATTCAATAAGTAAAAGTACAAAAACACTTCGTTCGAGCTAAATTCTACACTTCGATTCATCTTCCAAAATTGGTTTATATATTCTATATAGGTCATTGTATGCTATGCCGTCAGTTTCTGACGTATTAAGTTCATATTCTTTTTTACGAGACCAATAATGCGTTCATGATACTCAGTATTATTATTGCAAACACCCCGTGACTGGACAACACTCAAAGTTTTCAGATTTACTTCAACCGTCTCAATGCGCTTATTACCAATACGAGCTGTTAGAATCAAAGAGTCTGATTTACTGTAGTATTTATTGGTAAACACACAATGGTGCATTTCTTTACCTTCTTCTAAGAAGTCCATAACGCTTTGTAGAACGCCAATCTGGATAAGATTGTCACCAAATGCTATACCGAAGAAACGACCTTTCTGTTTTAGATATTCTTTCTCATCTTTTATTGCTTGTTTCCTCTTTTTCTCAAAGTCAATCTTAGCATCTATTTTCTGTTTTATTTTCATCACTTCATCGTGAGCTTGCTTTAGATTCTTTGGACAGACGTATTTAGGGGAACGAATATCTCTTCCGATGGCATTGGACATTTCCAAGTAATCAAAATACATTCTCAGATCGGTACGTTTCGTAATCTTAAAGCCGTGACGTCTGGCTATTTTTATTGCTGGCCAGTACTTTCCAACTTGGGTTATATTATCTTCCATATACCTCAATAGTTCTTTATCACCTTGCTTTATCAATGTCTCAACAAACGGATAACGCAATAACATTCTAAATAGGATATCGGGAGTAATACCATTAAAATTCTCATCAATTCCCGCATACTTCAGTTGGGGGAGTAGTCTTAAGGTTTTGATATGACTTGCCCAAATGTGGTATTTGTCTTTTATACCATAATCAGAACGTATTTCCATGTCTGAACTCCAACACCAATGATCATAAGCTCCATAATAGCAATAGCTGGATGATCTGGACATTATTACCTCAATACCTTTGGGAGATATCCAATTCTGCACAGCTTCGTGAAGTTCAAATTGCGCAGTCTGACCAACACGGCAGGATTTACGGGCAACAAAATGCCTTAAAACCTGAAATCCTTCGATTGTGGTTATAATTGTGAAATACATTGATTGAGGTGAATATACCCTTTTACGACTCCCTTGTACTTTGAGATGCTTGCCACAACAAGGACAATTGATGCCCAGCAAGGAGTATGATAAATAGGATTCTTTAGCCTCAAAGACTTCTCCGCACTCAGTACACCAAATCTTTTTAGCCCTATGGAATCCTTCCACCTCAAAACAATTTTTTATAGCCCAAGCGGTCTGATTCTCAGTAATAGCAGGAAGCTTAGCACTTAGCTTTACAACCTGTCTCTGTAATGCTGTTTTTGGTTTCATAGGTCCTCAAATAATAAAAATTGCCCTGATGGTATTTCCTTTTTTTTCCCTTTACGTTTGTTAGGAGCAACCTGTTCCGGTTTAGACTTCTCAGCTGTTAACGTAAGTTCCTTTTGCTTTTCAGGTTGCTTAGGAACTACCACTTTCGATTTTGATTGCTTATTTACTTTGATATTGTCTTCATCATAGTAATGGACCGCTAACCCGAATACTTCATCGTCAGACATACATACAACACTACCACCACGTTTTTTGGCTTGGCTTATAATATAGTCGTAGCATTCATCTATTTTCTTATTTGGTTTTGCATAGGAAGTAGCAAAGAGTGGATCACTCTTTGCTCTCTCTTCCAAATACGATTGAATAACCTGTTTAGGTGATTGATGTTCTTTTCCCATGGTATTAATAATTAATTGATAAAGGCATTAATAGATAAGTAAGGCTACGAACTTCTTCATCGCAGCGGGTAAAGATTGAGGCTTTCGACGGATCGCTCATGGTGATAGCAATATCTTCCGAAGGAATGCTGTTTACCATCTCTATCAAAAAACTGCTCTTGAAACCTATTTCAATATCACAGCCTGACTGCAGGTTGATCGTTTCTTCTGCAGACTTAGAAAAGTCTAAATCATGAGCTGCTATTTTAAGAGAACTGAAATCGAATTTGAGTACTACCAGAGATGAGTTGCTGTCACAGAAGACAGATACACGCTTTAGAGCTGAGACTATATCGGCTTTCTTTAATACTGCGCGATTGGGCTGTTTTTGAGGGATAACGGCACGATAGTTAGGGTACCGGCCTTCAATCATACGGCAGACTAACCGGTATGAATCAAACTCAAATAAAATATTAGTCTGATTTACCGATATTTCTACTTCCATGCAATCTTCCGGAACAATATTAGAAAGGATTTTAGCAAACTTACTTGGCAGGATAAAGGCCGCCCGTTCCTTGCGCGTATAAGCGGATGGATTTTCAATCATTGCTAGACGGGTACCATCTGTTGCGACAAATGACATTGAATCTAAACCAATATCAAAATAGACACCATTTAATACCGGACGGAGCTCATCATTGGCACTACAGATCAAGACTTGCCTTATTCCGTATAATAAGTCATTACCTGAAACAAGAAATGGGCTGGCGGTGTCATCCGTGTTCATGGATGGGTATTGATCACCTTTTTCAAGTGGTATTGAAAACCTGCCATTGGCATACTTGACAATCAATTCCTTTTCAAGGATGGATATAGTCAATGGCTGTTCGGGGATTTCTTTTAATCCGTCGAGTAATGTCTTGGCGTTAGCCATGAAAGAATAATTGATGAAGTCGGCAGCGCCATCTACATTTGTAGAGATGCGTCCACCTTCTTCCCCTGCTGTCACTAGAATAAGACCATATTCATCAACGACAAACAAAAAGTTGTCATAAGCTGGTAATGTGTTTTTAGGCTGTATGATTCGCCCGATTGATTTCAACTTATCTAATAAAGCTGTTTTTGAAACTGTAATTTCCATGCGTCATTGTTTTGCGGCGCATAGCGTAAAGATGAGATGAGTTTCAGTAATAAGAGCTGTTGAAGCATATATATGCAATAAAAGCCGGACAAAACTATTGTTTTATCCAGCTCAACACCATTCTGTTTGCAAATATATATAGAGTTTTTGTATTTGCAAACGTTTCAGTCTTTTTTTTCTTCTTTTTTCTGCAATAAATCCAATACAGCGCGATTTGCCTTATCACAAATACTATAATCTATATCAATGTAGATATCGGCCATCTTATAGTCGTTATTTACATGACCGAGGGAGAAGTCAATATCTGCCTTCGGTACTCCGGCCTTGTTTCTTGCCAAGCTGGCCCAGCTGTGGCGGGCCCAGTTTGTGGTGACCTTGAAGTCTAGTTCTAAGTTCATACAAATGTCTTTCAGTCCATTATTGATTGCTCGCATGAAATTATTCAAGCTACAGTAGTTGGTATGAAAGTAGGAGAGGAAATAACCCTCTGTGTATTTATCAAGTAGGATGCGAAGCTCCGGTTCGATCTTGACGGAAAGCGGTATCTGTTCGTGATTCTTCTCCGTATTCGTTTTAGATCGCGTGTACTCCAGTCTTCCGCGGCGTTCGCACGAAATACTATATAGGTCGTTAATATTGACTCCCATCATGTAGAACATCATCATAAAGACATCACGTGCCATATTGGTACGTTTCTTGTCAGATTGGAAATCCCTAATCTTCAATAGAGTGTTGATGTCTATATTCTTTCGTTTCCTCCGGTACTCCGGTATCTCAGCCTTTTTGAACGGATCGCCTGGGATCCTTATAATATCAAAGTCCTCATTGTTGTAATAGAGCTTGGCTTTGTTGTACAATGCTCTCAGTCCTCTAAGGTAATGGCTTATTGTGCCCGGTTCTAAAGGAATGCCGGCGGGCCCGGAGTGATATAAGTCTTTGATCATCTTATTTAGCAGAAATGAGGTGATTAGCTTAATATCTATCTTCTTTCTTTTTGTGTACCAACATAGTGTATCAATGGAAGAGCTATACCATTCGGCTGTCTTTTTCTTTTTCGTCTGAATTACTATGTTTTGGGCGAACTCTACGAAGTCTATAAACTCGGCGTCAGGAGCTAGGGATTTCTCTATTTCTTCTTTTAAATCCTTGCATGACATAAACTGAGTTCTTTCTTGTCCTAGCTTTAAATACTCTCTCCTGATCTTTTGGATATACGCATTTATTTCGTACTCTATCATTTCGCCGTTTGTAACGTTTGGCAGGATCCGTCCGGAGTCATCCATGTTTCTGGGGTGGATATAGTAGCTGGTGGCTATATACTGAGATTCTCTATTATGATAGATTCTAA